TACTTTGTATCTAACCATTCAGGTACTTCACCAGTTCCTTTGATACCGTCAGTTAAATAATATTCACCTTCTGCAAGAGTAGGTTCGGCACTATCTAACAAGGTATCGCTTTGTTCAGCGGCTTGTTCTTCTGACATAATGTAATCCTTATTTGATTTCAGCTTGCTTCATTTGATTGATTAAAAACTTAACTACACCAGCTTCACCGTTATGGTAAGCAGATTCGTAATTAATATTTTCTGCACCAAAAGAAGTATCATTATCATAGACAAACCTTCTGGTCAGGTCTGCTAAGATACGCGCTCCATCGTCAGTTGTAAAGACCCTATGATACGCCTTGGCAATATCATTAGCATTTCGCTTGCGTAGTTCTGCTTGTTTTTTAGCAACTTCTGAATCAGCAAGTTGATCAATATTTGACCAACTCATTGAACAGGCATCGGTGGTTGTGATGTCTTCATGCCAGCTTGAGCCGCTTGTGCGCCAGCCTGAATAACCTGTGCTTTCTCAGTAGGTGTTCTTACTAACTCAGCAGGCATTCCTGTCTTAGATGCTACCCATGTGCCAAAGTCTTCTTGCTTAAAGCCAATCTTAGCCTGATCTGGGCCAGCATTCTGTAGAACGAACTGTACAGCTTGTTGGACATTGATAATATCTTCAGCATCCTGCGCTCTAGCTAAAGGCGATAGAAACTTAATCTCAATATCACGACCATCTAACTGTAATGGCTGTAAGATACCTCGACGAGTTAGGATGTGGACAACACGCTTGAGGATAGGGACAAGAACTTCTGTCTGTAATCGACCAAACGCACTACCGATTCTCTTAGCTAGTTCTCTTGACTCAATAGCTACCTCTGTCGCAGAACGCACAGCACCAGTAGGATCACGCAGATCATTGAACAAAGCTCGTTTAATAGAGACTTGTAAGTCCTGCATTTCAAATTGCGCCAATGCAAGGTTAGCCCCTGTGTCTAATCTCTGGATAGACGGATTAGATGAGTTGTTAGAACCAACTGGAATAACAACCCCTGGACTTATAACAATATTGTAGGGGTTAGTCACGCCATCATCAGTAGCGGTGTACATACCTGATAGGTCGATAGCGGCTTTCTGTAGGACAAACTCTTTTACTTTGTTTAGGGAGCGTACATCAGGTAAAGCCTGTACAGCAGGGCCACGACCACGTATCTCTCCTGATACTTTAGAGTAACGACCAGTTACCCAAGGGCTAGATTCCCCAAAGTCTTCCATCCAACTAATGCGATCTTCGCCTTTAACCCATACACAACCGTAATACTTTTTAGCTTTAGGCATATAGACAACGCCTTCACTAATTTCTACTTCTGCATCTGGTTGATTTTCGATTAGGGAAGAGACATTCTCAGAAGGCTTAAACCCTCTCCACTGTCTTTTTAGATTTCTTGCTTTAACATTGAATCTACGCCAGTGTGTTTCAATAGAACCGTATGGGCCTTCCTCAAACGCAATACCTTTTTGTGGAATAGCGTTAAACACTAATGGCATATCATTGTTGTCAGTCTCATCAATCCGTAGAGTACCTGTACCTACTAAGAGATCAAGAGCGTGTTCAAAGAACTGTGTAGCAAAGTTAGAACGATTAATGTAATCAAAGACAATATCAGCCTGATCTTCTAGGTTTTGCCTAACGTCTTCTTCAGATACATCAAACTCGCCTGATTCTAATGCTTTTATAACGCTGAGAGAAGGAGCAAAGGTTGCCCAGTTACCCCAGATAGGAGCAATGTTTTCTTGTAGCTTACTTGCTCCCTGTTGGATAGCTTCGATTGCAGTAGAGTCAAAGATACGATCCATCTTCTTAGAGCCAGCAACAGCAGAGTCAAACAAGTTTCTGTTAGGTAAAAAATACTCATAGCAATCATCAAGCAAGTCATGCCATTGGGCCATTTTATCAAACGCTTGCGACTCTCTTGTTTTTAAGTCGTGTAAAGACCCTAGCTCTTTTGGAAGTTTCATATTGATTATTTCTCTTTAGTCGAAATGTTAGAGGTTTGACTTCTTGTATAAGACGGCCTTGCGCCTCCACCCATTAATCCGCCATTGCGCGCACCACCAACATTGCCGCTAAATGTAAATCCTTTTGGAACGCCTGATTGCCCACTAGCACTAGCCGCTTTTGCTAACAAGGACTTAGACCCTAGCTTTCCACGAGCCAAAGCCTTGAGTCTTTTTTCAGACTCTTCCATTTCTTCATCAAGTTGTCTGCTTTGTCTTTCTACTACAGCTTTCTCTTGTGCCGTAGGCTCTGGTGCTTTAGATCTTTTCATTGTTCTTCCTCAAGTATTTTAGCAGTTGATAAGGGGTTAGAATGAAAGGATTGTTGATACCTAATATCTGTTTAGTATGCCCGACACAAGTATTCAACATAAATAACGATCTTTTACATTCTTTCGGTACGTAACTTTCCATTATATAGTTACCTTCGATTATACTCTTTTGGTCGGAAACAGTAAATAAATCGAAACTTTTGGCTGATTTTCCGTAAATAATGTAAGAATTTGGTACAGGTTTGATCAAAAAGCAGTGGCGAATGCCTTTTTTTAAGAATTTTGACCACCAATGTTCAGAATCATCCTCAAAAACGATATAAACCTTAGAAGACATTTACTTGTATCTTTGCTGTATGAGTCTTAGAAAAGGTATCAGTACGTCTTAATGCGGCACGACCCTCGCCTTCACCTTGTAATGCGTACTCCAAAGCTTCAACAGGGTGGGAATATTCGTTCTTATCAGGCTCATCAGTGTATCTTTCCCCTGTAGTCTGTACTCTACGGTAGCAGAAACCACCTTGTAAACCCTTACGGATCATAGAGGCTTTAGGTAAGACAAGGAATCTAGGCTTGCCATCCATGCACATTTCTTTCATAGGCACTTCTAGGGCGGCTCTACGCTTCATAGGATCATTAGAAGCAGTAGGTTGACAGGGTATGCCTGCGGCTCTCATGATTTGAAAAGGTGTTTCAGAGTTAGACTGGTTCTTATTGTTACCAGAGGGATCGCCCCATCCTTTAAACGTGTGGTTAGGATAGACTTCTTCGATGTATCTTTTAAGACTAGGGGCAAAGTCAACAGCGCCAGAGTCAGTTAACACGACTTCATCAAAGCAGACCCAACGCCCTACAGAGGTTCTTTGAATAAAAGCACACGCTGGAGTACGACCAAAGTCAAAGCCAAGGATAATAGGCAAAGACTTATCAGGTGTAAATTCCATGTGTTGACAGTGGACTGAATCAGTATACATAGGATGTACAGGTTTACCGTTAGATACAAAGCCGTATTCATTTGCTAGATTAACCTTGATCCAATCATCTGTCTTCCCTTGAAGTCCTCTTTTATAATAGCCATCAGGAAGGTTAGTAAGGTTCTCAGCGTTTTCATTAATAATCCAGCTTTCACCATCCTTCAATACTCCTCCTTGTTGTCTGTAGAATGCCCAATCATCAGGTCTTTCTATCTCTGCTAGTTTAAAATACCAATGGTCTTCATCAGGGGCATTACTATCTCCTATGATTCCATGATGTGTAGGACGCGCACCTTCCTTGTTAGAGGGATATCTACCATGTCTTAGGTCTAACATATCTAAAACAGCCTTAGCGTGTTCCTTAGTCTCGTTTAACCACACCCATGTAGTCTGTATACCCCTAGCTTTCTTGACGTGTTCAGGACGGTCGAACGCAATAAAGACAACATCACACTCTACCCTTGTGCCATCTTCCAGTTTAAATCTTATGAAGTGTGTAGGAGGCTCCTTGTTACCTTGCTTGAAGTCACCCAACTCCCCATGTATCTCTAGCCAGTCTTTAATCGTAGTAGAGAACAGTTCAGAATAGGTGTTACGTGCGGCAATAACCCTAGATAAGCGTACACCATAGTTCTTATGTTTCTTATCTTTAACAGGCTCTTGTTCACACATGAGGTCAAACAGTTTAAGAATACACTGGACTGTCTTACCAGAACCTAACGGCCCCATGATAAAGGAGTTTCTTGCGCGGCAATCATTGAAATCTTGCAGGACTTGGCCTTGTGGCATCAAGTTGTATTCAATTCTCATTACAACCTCGTAATTAAGCTCGTTGTTATTTAGACCAATCTATCTTATCGTAATTAGATTTAAATACTTCTCGACTACTCGCTGTAGACTTACGAGCATGACTACCCTTACCACCATTGTATTCAGGGAAGTGTCTATCTCTTGTTTCTTTGTCTAACTTATGAACTAAGCTTGTGCCTTTCTTCGCCATGTCATTCCTTTAATTAGTTACACCAGATGTAACCCCAATAGTTACGTTAGCAATAACCTTAATAGTTACGTTAGAGGTAACCATTAATAAACAAACCAAATAACAAACCATACAAACAAACCAGTAAGTTACCACCTACCGCATATACATTCTTCTTCTAAACAAACACACTCACTAAACATCTTCTCATCTAAAACATACAGAACTTCTTTCATCGCGTATAAGTCTTTATCAATTAAAGCCGTACAAAAAGCTTCAATCAATTCGTAATCAGCATCACTCACAGGTTCATCCGTATTAAGACTTATCATTTAATTCTCCACACTTTCATCATCCCTTAACCAATCCTGCATTACAAGTGTTTTTGCTAACTCAAGATAAAACACCTCAGATTCACTTCTAAGCGTACTTCCTACCTCAACCCCTAGGTCACCTATAGAAATGACAATAAAGTCCTTAGAATGCCTTATATGAGCTTCTATGAGGTCTTCTACGTCAGGTCTGATCTTATGAATAGTCATTTAAAAAGTCATAATTTTTTTTTGGGAGGGACATATATATACACATAACGCTCGCCTTCGGAGGGGGGGTACTGTATATCCATCCAGTCCTAATCGTTTGCTCCGTCATACCTCTTGACCTGGCGCGTCACTGTAATCCCTGCATCTCCAGTGCTATGCTCTATGGCCTTGAGTTTTGGAGCAACATACTCTGCTATCTTTAGCCATGACGCTATAGAGTCACGTTGATTGGCTACTGTGGGGTCTTGCTGTGCCAACTGGTCGAGTGTGTGGGCTTGCTCTGCCGCCTTCATTATGGGGTCAAAGCTATCTCCGTAAATGGATTTAAGTCTATTGAGTAAAAATGCCTTGTTTTTGCCTAATGCTCCCTTGGGACGTGCCATATCGTTTGATCCTCTATATTATTTATTCCTACACCATTGATTCAATTGATCATTTTTTAACCAGATTGATCATTATTTAACCAATTATACCCTATTTAGCCCTTTTATATGAGTAAAAGTGAGTTTAATGTCTATCCTTATAAGAACTC